CTCACCGGCGACCAATTCACGCGCGAAATGCGCGAGCACCATGGCGAAACCTTTGCCCGTAGCGGTCTGGCGACCGCACGGGCCAATGGGGACACGCCACCCACCTGGCTGGTCACGCGCTGGACGCCTTTCGAGGCCTCCATTGTGCCGATCCCGGCAGACACCACGGTAGGAATCGGCCGCTCGACTGGCGTCGAGCCCATCCCGCCGCCGCCTGCGGACAGCCAGGAGCAACAAACCACCCCAGCCCCCATTGCCGCCCCCAAGATCATCCTGGAGAAGAAAACCATGGAACCAAAGTCCCCCGCCGAGCTCGAAATCGAGCGCCGCGACGCCCTGCAAGCGATTGGCCAGCAGTACGCCAAGTACCTGGGCCCCAACGACCTCGCCGACGCCATCCGCAACGGCCGCTCGGTCGATGCGTTCAAGGATTACATCATCGAGCGTATCCAGACCAAGCACACCGACACCAGCCAGATTCACATCGGCCTCACGCCGAAGGAAATCAGCCGCTACAGTCTGGGCAACGCCATCCGCGCCGCCACCCTCGGCGATTGGTCGCAGGCGGGTTTCGAGCGCGAGTGCTCGGAAGCGGTCGCCAAAGTCATGGGCCGCAGCCCGGAAGGCTTCTACATCCCCAGCGAAGCCTTCCGCGACTTCAACGTCGGCACCGCCACGGAAGCCGGCAACCTTGTCACCACCGACCTGCGTCCCGACCTGTTCGTGGACGTGCTACGCAACAAGCTGGTCCTCGGCGGGCTCGGCGTGCGCATCCTCAGTGGCCTGACGGCCAGCGTCGACATGCCGCGCAAGAGCACCGCCAGCACCATCGGGACGGTGACTGAAATCGGCTCGGCAACGGAATCCGCGCCGGCCACCGCCAAGGTCACGCTGTCGCCCAAACGCGCGTCGGCGTTCGTCGAAGTCTCCAAGCAGGCGATCCTCCAGTCCGCCATTGCTCTGGAATCGATGATCCGCGACGACCTCGTCATGGGCACGGCCGTACTGATCGAAAACCTCGCCATCAACGGCAACGGCACGAGCCCGCAATACACGGGCCTGCGCAACACGACCGGCATCGGTACCGTCGTCGCCGGTACCGCCGGTGCGGCGCCGGCCTGGTCGCACTTCGTCGACTTGGAAAGCGCGTGCGCCAACGCCAACGCGGAGCCCGATTCACTCGCCGGCTACCTGATAAACACCAAGACGCGCGGCAAGGCCAAGCAGACGCAGTTCGCCACCAACCTGCCGTTCATGTGGCAGAACGGAGCTTACCCGCTCAACGGCTACCGCGTGGCGGTGAGCAACAGCGTGCCGTCGAACTTGACCAAGGGATCGTCAACAACGGTCTGCTCGTCGGCAATCTTCGGCAGCGACTGGTCAAACGCCGTCCTTGGCCTGTTCGGCGCCCCGGACATCACCGTCAACCCGTATTCGCTGGACGCCACCGGCCAGGTGCGCATCACGATCAACCAGTTTGCCGATTTCGGCGTGCGCCAGCCCGGCGCCTTCGCCAAGATCGACGACCTGCTCGCCGGCTGATCGCCACCACCACCACCCCGCCCGCCACGCCCACCGTGGCGGGCACCACCGAGGACATGCATGGTCTGGGACGCTCGCCACTCGCAGGGCTTTGAATCCACCAAAATCCGCTACGAGGTGCTGTCGTATCTCGCGCGCGGCGGCCTGGACATCGGTTGCGGACCGGCCAAGGTCTGGCCGCACCTGATCGGCATCGACAGCCAAAAGGACACCGCGCTTTTCGGAATCGAAATGCGTCCCGACCTCGTCGTTCCCGATGCGGGCCGCCTCGCCATCTTCAGCGATGCGTCCGCCGAAAACATCTTCTCCTCGCATCTGCTCGAGCACATCGAGGACTGGCATGGCGCGCTGCGCGAGTGGTGGCGCCTGCTCAAGACCGGCGGCCACCTGGTGCTCTACCTGCCGCACGCCGACCACTATCCGCGCATCGGCCAGCCAGGCGCCAACCCGGACCACAAGCACGACTTTCGTCCCGAGATGATCGTCGACTTCTGCGGCCTGGCGTTCCCCGACTGGTCGCTGCTCGAATGCCAGGAGCGCGCCGAGAGCAACGAATACAGTTTTCTGTTGGTTTTCCGCAAGGAAAATCCCGGCAGCGGGCACGCCGAGCCCTGGAAAGCGCCACGCGCCGAGAAGCGCGCCGGCATCGTCCGCATGGGCGGCAACGGAGATGCGCTATGGGCCGCGAGCGCCGCCGCGCACCTGCACGACGCCGGCTACGCCGTCACCCTGTACTGCGCCGAGAACGGCGAGGAAGTGCTGCGCCACGATCCGCACATCGCCGAGATCCGGCTCCTGCCGCAAGGCATCCTCACCGACGAGCAGAGCATCGAATTCTGGACGCACCAGGCGACCCGCTTCGACCGCTGGATCAACCTGCATGGCAGCGTCGAGCAGCGCCTGCTGCCGCACCAGGAGGTGCACGAGTTCTACCTGCCGCAGGCCGTGCGGCACAAGCTGATGAATCACAACTACGTCGACATGGTGCATGCCTACGCCGAGCTTCCCGAAGGCACGCCGAGCCGGCAGAAGTTCTACCCTACGGCCGCCGAGCACGACTGGGCCAAAGCCATGCGCGCCCGCCTGCACGGCCCGCTGGTCTTCCTGGCGCCCAGTGGCTCCGGGTCGTTCAAGGCCTGGCCGCACGCCGAGGCCTTCATGGGCCTGCTCGCCGACGAAAAGATTTACACGCTGCTCCTCGGTGACATCAAGACCATGCCGGACATCGACCACGTCGAGCGCAACGGCCACGAATACGGCATCGTCGTCGGTCAGGAATGGTCGCTGCGCCTGGCCATGACCATGGCGCAATACGCCGACGTCGTCGTCGCGACCGAAAGCGTCTTTGCGAACGCCGTGGCCATGGAGCCGATGCCGAAAATCATCATGCTCTCGCACTCCAGCGTCGAGAACCTGACGCGCGACTGGGTCAATACCTGCTCGCTCGAAGCGCCCGTGGCCTGCCACCCCTGCCACCGCATCCACAACGCCGCCGCGAAGCTGTGCGCCCGCGACACGGTCACCAAGGCGAGCGCCTGCATGGCCTCGTACAGCGCCGCCATGGTCGCCGATCTGGTCAAGCAAGCCCTCGCCGGCGTCGAAGAACGGAAGCGGGCGGCCTGATGGCGCTCGATGAAGACTTCGCCGAATTCATGGCCGACTTCGGCGTGTCGGCGAAGGTCGGCGCGACCGTCGTTACCGGCATCTTCGACAACGCCGAGGCCGACACCTTCGGCATCGTCGCCAACACGCGCAGCGTGCTGACCGTGGCGACCGAAGACATTCCAGCCGCCGCCGTTGGCACCACGGTCGTGGTCGACGGCACGACCTACACCATTGCCGAGCTGCAGCCGGACGGCACCGGTATCACCCGGCTGATGCTCAAATGAGCACCCGCGAGACGCTGCTCGCCGCGCTGCACACCGCCCTCGCTGGACTATCCGGCGGTCGCGTCTATCGCTCGCGCAAGGAACAGATGCCGACGCTGCCGGCCATCGTGATCCGCCCGGAATCGGAAGAAGACACCGGCGAAATGCTCGGCGTCACCGATACCGTGCTGACCGTCGCCGTGGAAATCTACGCCCGCGGCGACATCCCTGACCAGGCCGCCGACGCGACGCTGTCGGACGTCTACGCCGCTGTCGTCACCACGCCAGACCTCGGCCTGGGCGGCGACGTGCAAATCCTGCCAGGCCGCAGCGTCACCTGGGAAATCGAAGACTACGACGATGCCGGCGTTACCCTGCGCCTGCGCATTCTCTACCGGACCGCACTGGGAGCCATGTGATATGCCAATGATTCAGCCGCGCCGGCCAGGCGAACCCTCAAACCGTCCGCCGGAGCCCGAGCCGGTCCCCGGCGACCCTGCAGACACCCCGCCGGAGGCGTAACCCATGCCCGCTCGCTACATGCGCAACACGGCCATCTTGGCCAAGATCGAAAGCACCTACGGCGTCGACTCGACGCCGACGGAAGGCGCGAATGCCCTCCTGGTCAGCAACGTCAGCATCGAGCCGCTCAACGCCACCAACGTCGACCGCGATCTGATCCGCCCCTACCTCGGCAACAGCGAGCAACTCGTCGGCACGGCCTACGTCGGCCTCGCTTTCGACGTCGAGCTTGCCGGATCCGGAACGGCCGGCACGGCGCCGGCCTACGGCCCGCTGCTGCGTGCCTGCGGATTCGCCGAAACGGCAACGGGCGGCGTGCGCACCGAATACAACCCGGTCACGCCAGTCGCCGACTCTGTCGTGATTTACTACTTTTCGGATGGCGTAAAGCACATCGCCAAGGGCTGCCGGGGCAACTTCGCCGTCAAGATGGGCGTCTCCGGCCGGCCGGTCCTGAGCTTCAGCTTCCAGGGAATCGATGGCGGAGTCACCGCCGCGACGCCGTCAGCGCTCACCCTGACGGGCTTCAAGACGCCGGCCGTGATCACCGACGCCAACACGGGAGACGTCACGCTGGGCTGCACCTATACCGCCGCCACGCCGACGCTCACCGGCGGCACCGGCTACCCGTCGCAAGGCCTCGAACTCGACATCGGAAACGCCGTCAACTACACCCCGCTGCTCGGTGGCGAAACCGTCGACATCAGCCAGCGCTCGGTCACCGGCTCGCTCGCTCTCGACCTGACGGCCGCACAGGAAGTGACCTTCATGACCACCGTGAAAGCCAACACCACGCAGGCCATGGGCCTGATGCACGGCACGTCGGCAGGCTACAAGGCCATGATCTTCATGCCGGCCGTCCAGATCATCAATCCCAAGAAAGTCGACGTCAACGGCAAGCTGATGATCGGTTTCGACTTCCGCGCGGTGCCGTCGTCGGGCAATGACGAGCTAAAGATTGTGATTCACTGATGCCGATCAAGATCAACCCCGCGCCGCAGTTCACGGGCACCGTCAGCTTTGTCGAACTCGACGGCGCCGAGCACCAGGTGGACTTCACCTTCCGCCACAAGACCCAGCCGCAGCTTGCCGACTGGCGCGAGAGCATCGACGAGCAGCCGCTCGCCGATTCTCTGCTCGAAGTCGTGGTCGACTGGGGCGAGGACGTTCTGCAGGAAGACGGCACGCCGCTGCCCTTCTCGCCGGCCGACTTCCGCCAGTTCATTGAAGCCTACCAGCCGCGTGGCCACTTCCTCGCGGTCGGCTACCTGCGGGCCCTGACGGAGGCGAGGGTAAAAAACTCCGGCAGGTCGCCAGCCGTCTAGCAACTGGCGATGTCGGCAGCCCAACGGACCCGGCGGCACTGGCAGCTTTCGGGATCCCGGTGGACGCCGTACCGGCGCCGGAAGCCCTCGAAGTCTGGCCCGATAACGCGCAGTCGCTTGACGTCTTCCTGGCCATGCAAACGCAGTGGGAGCGCAACGGCATGACGGGCCGCTACACCGGAATGCGCTACGCCTCGCTGCCCGTAGTGATGGGCTTCTCCGGCGTCCCGAAGGCCGCCCGCCGGCAGGTGTTTGACGACATCCGCATCATGGAAAGCGCGGTACTGGAGCAGATCAATGGCTGACAACAGCGCCAAGATCGTCATCACGGCGGTCGACAACACCAAGGCCGGCATCGACTCGGCGACCAAGGGCATACAGACCCTGTCCGGCGCCATCTCCAGCATTCCGGGATTCGGCGGCGTCGCCGCCAGCCTCGCCGCCTTCGCCGGCCTGGGAGCTTTCAAGGCGCTCATCGGCGACACGATCAGCGCCGCCGCCGCGATGGACGACCTGGCCGAAAAGACCGGCGCGTCTGTCGAAAACCTCTCCGGCCTGGCGCGCGTCGCCAAGATCAGCGGCATCGACCTAGGCACCGTCGAAACCGGGCTGATCCGGCTATCCAAGGCGCTTGCCGGGGCCGACGAAGAATCGAAAGGCGCCGGCCACGCCCTGGCCGCCATCGGCCTGGAAGCGGAAAAGCTCCGCGAGCAGGATCCCGCGCAATCGCTGAAGGAAGTCGCCGACGCGCTCGGCGAGTACGCCGACGGCGCCGGCAAGACCGCCCTGGCGCTTGACCTGTTCGGCAAGTCCGGCGCCCAACTGCTGCCGCTCTTGAAAGACTTGTCAGAAGCCGAGAAACTGCAAGGCAAGCTCACCCGCGAGGAAGCCGCCGCCGCCGAAGAACTCGAAAAGGCATGGAACCGCACCAATGCCGAGGGCGCCGCCTGGGCGAAAAGCATCGTGATCGCGATGATTCCTGCCCTGGCCAGCCTGCTCGATTTCCTGAATGCGACCAAGCTCGGCATTCTGCAGGTCGGCAGCTCGCTCGCCGTCGTCGCCAACGACATCGCCACTTTCGCGCAAGTGGCCGTCGTCGGCATCGGCGCCGGATTCACGGACGAAGGCCAGGCCAAGATCGGCGAATTGCTCGCCTCGCGCCGGCGCTTCAACGAAGCGGCCAACGAGGACATGGCCCAGCGTTTCGGCAACGCCCCGTCGGTGCGCGACAAGATCGACAAGATTCTCGCCGGCGGCGAGCCCGCCAAGAAGCGCCTCGCCTACACCTCGCGCGCCCCGAAGCCAGAGAAGGCCGGCCGGGCAGGCGGTGCCGCAGCCCGCGTCCGCCAGCCCGGCAGTGTCACCGACTACGATGCCATACTCGCCGAGCGCGTCGCCCGCGCGATCGACAGCACCGACATCGTCAAGGCGCAGCAGCTCACCGACGAGCTCGCCAAGCTCGACCAGATCGCCGCCGCCGGCCTCGATCCCGCCATCGTCAAGGCCGTCCGCGACGACCTGACCGGCGCCACGAAAGCCGCTGCCGACGAACTCAAGCGACTGAATGACCTGCTCGACGCCACGCCAACCGCCCAGCTCGAAAAGCTGCGCGACGACATGATCTTTCTCACTACGGCTCTGGAGTCCGCCAGGATCACCGAGGAGCAATACGCCGAGGCCACCACGGCCCGCATTGCCGCGCAGTCGGACAGCGTCAAGCAAACGCTTTCCGACCTCGACCAATTCGCCATTCAGGCCGCGAAGAACACACAAGACGCCTTTGCCGACTTTCTCTTCGACCCGTTCAAGGATGGCGTCGAAGGCATGCTGCAGGGCTTCGGCACCGCCATCCGCCGGATGATCGCCAATGCCGTCGCGGCCGACCTGGGCAAACGCCTGTTCGGCGACATCGGCGCCGGTAATGGAATCGGCGGCTGGATCGGCGAAGGGCTGAAGTTCCTGTCCGCAGAACTGCCGAGCTTCGCCGTCGGCACGCCCTACGTCCCGCGCGACATGATCGCGCAGATTCACCGTGGCGAGCGCATCGTCCCCGCCGCGCAAAACAACGGCAGCAGCGGCCATACCGTCATCGTCAACCAATACCTCAACGGGGGCGCCGGCGCCGCTGACGTCCGCCGCTCCGGCGGCGAGCTGGGCCGTGGCGTGCTGTCCGCGCTCTCTGGCGCCGGGAGATTCCGATGAGCCACCCATTTATCGAGCAGCGCATTGCCGGCGACATCAGCTATGGGTCGTCCTACTCCGACGAGTACAACGTCGTCGTCACCCGCACCGCCGGCGGCGCCCGCTATCCCAAGCTGACGCACCCCTACCCTCAGCGCCGGTTCCGCCTGACCTTCCGCGAGAACCTCGCCAATATGTGGGCGGACGTCGTCAACCTCTATCACCGCTGCTACGGCACCTATTACGGATTCCGCGCCAAGGCCTTCGACGACTTCACCACGCGCGCCGACGGCCGATCGGCTCCGACGAAGGATGACCAGAGCCTGGTCTACATCTCCGCCGGCGTGTACCAACTCCGCAAGCAGTACGGCCTGGACGCCGCCGCCGGCGGAATCGGCTACCCCTCGCGGACGATCTACAAGCCCGTCACCGGCACCGTCGTCCTCGCCAAGAATGGCACCCTGATCAGCTCGGGCGTCACCGTCGACACCACCACCGGCCGCGTCACGATTTCCCCGGCGCCGTCCTATCCCGGCGACGTGATCACCGGCGGATGCGAGTTCGACATCCCGGTCGTCTTCGCTGGCCCGATCACGATCGACCAGTCGGCACCCTACGTCCGCATGATCGAGTCGGTCGAGCTTGAGGAGTTGCTCTCGCCATGAAATCCGCCGTCGCCGACTACCGCTATCGCACGCTGTGCATGCGCATCGTCCCCGTCTCTGGCTCGCCGATCTACCTCACCGATCACCCGCGCGATCTGCTCATGTCCGGCCACACCTACCTGTCGACATCGGGCTACGAATTCACCGGCAACTCGAGCACCGCCGGATTCTCTCCGGCCGCGATCGACCTGGAAGGCATCTCCGGGGCGTCTGGTGTCACCCGCGCGGCCGTCGGCAGCGGACTTTTCGACGGCGCGCGCTGCTACGTATTTGCCACCACCTGGAACGCGCCGACCGAGGACGAGGAGCCGATCACCGCCGGAATATTCGGCAAGGCCGAACTGCTCGACGACCGCTATCGCATCGGCGGCGTCTCGCTGATCGACGCGCTGAATCAATCGGTCGGCAAGACCTACGGAGCGCAGTGCCCGAAGACGTTTTGCGGCACCGAGTACGCCGGCTGCGGCATGTCGCTCGCCGCCAACACCGTCACCGGCACGCTGACCCATGTGGCCAGCGCCTCGGTCTTCCGCGACTCCGGCCGCTCCGAAGCCGCCGACATCTTCGGCGCCGGCACCATCCAATTCACCAGCGGCGCCAACGCCGGCTTGAAGCCGATCGAGGTCAAGCAGTACGCCGCCGACGGCACGATCACCACCTTCGAGCCATTCTACTACCTGCCTGCGGTGGGCGACGCCTACAGCATGGTCCGTGGCTGCCGCAAGCGCCTGTCCGACTGCAAAGCGCGCTGGAACGGCTCCGGAACGGTGTCCAACGTCGCCAACTTCGGCGGCTTCCCATACATCCCCAACGGCAGCACGTATGCCAAAGTCGGGCAGGGTGGCTAATGAAAACCGCTTTCAGGCATCGGATGTTGCACTGCAAGGGCCACCTTCCCTCAAGCTCATTTATGCGCGGTGGGAACTCCGATGCCTACCCGATAAGTGAGATGGAACTGAGGCGTAAGTGAGATGCAAGTGAGATGAGCAAGCTACCAACCTACGGCGCCGTCATCGCCGCCGCTCGCCAATGCCTCGGCACGCCATTCCGCCATCAAGGCCGCCTGCTCGCCTTCGGCCTCGACTGCGCCGGCGTCGTCGTCCACGTCTGCCGCACGCTCGGCGTGGACGTCATCGACGTCGAAGGCTACGGCCGCACCCCGAACGCCGGCCAGCTTGAACGCGCTATGGACGCGCAGCCGACCATCCGCCGCGTCGACGATGTCACCGACTGCCAGCCCGCCGACATTCTGCTGCTGCGCCTCGGCACCGATCCGCAGCACCTGGCCATTTTCACCGGCAACACCATCATCCACGCGCACGAAGCCTCCGGCAAATGCGTTGAGCACGTGCTGTCGCCCGTGTGGGCCTCGCGCATCGTGGCGGTTTATCGGTTCCGGGGGATTACATGAGCACCGGCGGTCAAGTCGTTGGCGGTGTCGTCGGCGCCGTTGCCGGCTTCTTCATCGGCGGTGGCCCCACTGGCGCCCTCTACGGTGCGCAGATCGGCATCATGGCTGGCGGATACCTCGACCCGCCGAAGGGCCCGACCGTCAATGGACCGCGCCTCAACGACCTCACCGTTCAGACCAGTACCTACGGAGCCGTCATCCCGCGCGTCTACGGCACGGTCAGCGTCAACGGGAACGTGATCTGGCTGCAAGGCAACTCGCTGACGGAAACCGTCACCAAGAAAAAATCGGGCGGCAAGGGCGGAGGCTCGAAGACCACTACCCGGACATTCAGCTACTCGGCGACCTTCGCCGTCGGCCTGTGCGAAGGCCCGATCGTCGGCGTGCGCCGCATCTGGGTCGGTCCCGATCTGATCTACGACGCCGGCAGCACAGACCCCGACACCATCGCCGCAAGCAACGCCTCGGCGGAAGGCTTCGCGATTTACATCGGCACCGACACGCAGGCGGCGGATCCCCGCATTCAGGCCGACGTCGGCGTCGACAACGCGCCGGCCTGGCGCGGCCTGGCCTACATCGTCTTCTATGACTTCGCCCTGGCCCGCTACAGCAACAGCCTGATGGGCGCGCAAGTGCGCGTCGAGGTTGTGAAAAACGGCAGTTTCGGCAATTACGTCGCCAGCTATGGATCATTCACCAACACGAGAAACTGGAGCTATCAGAGCCCAACCTCATGGAGCGGTTCGGCTTTTCTGTCGCTTTCCAGCGGCGACGCCATTGGCGCAACCTCGCCGGATGGTCTGGTCTGGACCGAGCACACGCTGCCGGTGTCGGCGTCATGGTTTGGCAACGCTTTTGGCGCCGGCTTGTTTGTCATCGGCGACGGCAACGCCAATCAGTATCTCTACACCTCGCCAGACGGCACGACGTGGACGTCGCGCTACCTCGGCGGCACGTCATACTCGATACGATCCATTGTCTGGAATGGGTCAATGTTCCTGGCGACCACCTACTGGCAAGACTTCCTGACCTCGACTAACGGGAT